TCAGCGTGCGAGCTTATCGTTAAGCATCAGCACCTGCTCGCCATTCATTTCTTCAATCCACGCACCGTAGACTTCATAAACCATTTGCGCGTTTTCATGCCCCATCTGGCTGGCTATGAAAGACGGGTTAGCGCCGGCAGATAAAAGCCAGCAGGCAAAAGTATGCCGCGTATGGTACGGATTCCGGCGGCGAATACCAGCACGTTTTACAGCTGCGTTGAATCTCGCACCGATGCTTGATAAAGAGTAGTAGGCTTTCTGCTCTCCTTTGCGCATCCGGGGTATGAAAACGAATCGCAGGCTTTGATTTTCCACTGCGCCATACTCGCGATGATTAAAGACAATTTCGGTTTTAGGCTGTAGTGCTGTCAGCTTACGCTGTGCTTTCAAGGCTTCAAGTGCCGGCTCTAATAGGGTGATAACCCGGTTACCTGCTTCGGTTTTTGGTGGGCCGAACATGCCCAACGCATTAAGATTGCGCTGTATATGAGCCGTACCTTTTTCCCAGTCGATATCTTCCCAGGCAAGAGCTGCGAGCTCTCCATGACGGACACCGGTATAAACTGCGAACGTCCACATATTAAGGCTTTGGCCACGCTCGGATTCCGCAAGCAAACTAAATTCCTTCTTCGTTAAAGGATCCGGTTTTACTTTCCCTTTGTGTAATTTCTTGATCCCTTCGAAGGGCTTGCCACTGATAAAGCCTGATTTGTGTGCAAACCGAAGAAGGGAGCACAGTAGCGATATATAGTTATTCACGGTACGCACAGTGCGTCCCTGTTTGTTGCTTCTGGGATTTGCCAGGTAAAGTGTCTCACCGTTCAACAGCTCCTTCCTGTATTTCAGAATGTCGCTGTGGCGTATAGTTGAAACAGGCGTATCTCCGTTAATGATGTGCATTAACGTACCGAGTTGTGAGCGCGTCTTACGCATCGTGTTCGCGCTAATTTCGGTTTCTTTAATGCTCGTCCACAGTTCACACAGCTCTGAAAAGGTTTGAACTGAAACAGTGGTTACGGTTTTTTTTGCTCTGGACGATGAAGGAAAGCGCTGGTGGTAATCAAACTCTCCAAGGTTGATCTCACTAACGATCACAGCCCGAAGATTCCCGGCTTTTTTGATGTTCGCCGGGGTGTTAATCCAACCTTTGAGAATTTCGCGGCAACGCTTTCCCCGGTACATAAACCAGATACAAATCTTATTGTTTCTGATTTCGACACCTGTAGGCAAAGCTGCCATCTTACGCATCCCTTATTAACTGATTTATTCTCGGATAGTTGTACCAGGTTGTGCCACGCAAGGTTTTTTCTCCGGAAGGAGAAACCCGTTTAAAATGGACACCTTCCACCCAACAGCCCTGGCGATACTTCTCAATCTGTCGTTCGGTCAGGCCTGTTTTTTCTGTGAGCCTTGCGCCAACAACCCATTCTTCGTTAAAAATTACCTGCGACATGCTTCACCTCAGGTAACCGGCATGAGTATAGATATGCCGGTCTTTAGTCGTTGATATTTCAGTTTCAGCTTGCCTGGCCGGGCAGGGAGCGTAGTCGGCGCATGCTGGTCATTGCTGTGGCCACGTAGCTTGCCTTGCAGTTGACCACTTCGACCCAGACCTTCACGCCTTCCACTCTTACTGTATAGGTCTCTTTCATCTTGCTGCGCCCATAATCACCGTATCTTTGCTGGTGGGCTGCGAGTGCGATTTCACATGCCTGGCGAGCCAAAGGGGATTGCTTACTGCCTCGATTAATCAGTCGCATTTCTTCTCCTTGAGGGAGGGTTTCCCCTCCCGATCTCGTTAGTCCACGTATTCTGGTTTCATATCCGCCAGGGTGATGCTGAACTGACCATGCAATTCGTCGCCCAGATGGCGTTTAGACGATGCAAGAACGCGCTCTACCTCTGCGAACCGCGCAGCTGCATCGGGTTCATCTGAAGGTGGCAAGGAATTGATGGCTGCTTCGACTTTGTTCCGTGCATCAACCAGGTAATAACGCTTCACGGCTTTGTTTTTCAGCTCAGTGAACAGGGCAGAACCCAGCGTTGCTTTCACGGTTTCAATATCCGCGCGCAGAGCTTTAGCACTATCCACATCCTGAGCCGCCTCGATGCGGTCACGAAAATCATCAGCAAGTGCATCGATGTTTTGAGCTGATTCCTGAGCCGTTTGAGTGGTTGTGACGTTGTCACCTGAAATCTCTGCAAGGCTAACGTGCTGCGCCGGTGCCGGGTTTACCTCACGTTCTTCTCGTCGATCATCGAGCTCATCAGGGGTGTAAACGCCCAGAATCACATCCGGGCAGAACAGTCTCGCCCAGCGTTTGACAGCCAGATATGCCAGCTGCTGGCGTGGGTCGTCAGCCCACAGGGTAGAGTTTCGGGTTCGGGCCTGAGCCAGCAGCAAATCGAGTTCCCTTGGCTGATCTTCACCTTTCAGGGTTGCGCGGATAATAATGCCGATCCCGGCTTCGTCAGCCAGGGTCCAGCCTGGGACGCGGTACTCGCCTTTGTCGCCTTTACGGATGTGGAATTTTCCAACTACCTTTTCCCATGGCCCGTACCATTCATATTCAAAGCGGCTGGCCAGCACGCCGCTGCGCGAAATGACGGCATTAACCAGCTGCGCTTCATACCCGAGCACACCGTTAATCAGGTGCGTCTTCTGCGCTACGGCAAAAGGATTCATCTGCCACTGTGCCGCTTGCATCGCAACTGCCATGCAGTCGGCCTGGTTGCCCTGAAGGTGTTTAGGAACGGTGGCAGTGCCCTGCGCCATGATCTGCGCAAATGTGCTGATGGCATTCAGATACTGGGAATCGAACAGAGCCACGTTGGAGTTAATAACGGTGTTCTGGTCAGCAACGGTAGCGTTAGTGTTATGCATAAATCCCCCTTAAGCCTGAGTGCGCAGCGCTTCGAGGCGGCGCAGGTCAAAGTCGTTCAGTTCATCGGTGTAATCGGTAGTGATCGGCGCTGGCCAGTCGCCCGTGTCGAAACCTGTGGCGATGGCGCGCATTGTTTTGCGGTACTCAAGCATGCCCAGTTCCAGCAGTTCGGTGGATGCCTCAATGATGGCGATCCAGTGGTAGTTCTCGTCTTTGTTGACGAAAATCCAGAAGAACTGGTCCAGCGCCGCGGTCTCGCAATACATAGCCGCACTGAGGTGGTAGTCCCGGTCAATGATTTCCCGATGCAGCCTGGCGCGCAGGCTTTCTTGCTTCACATTCCACATGCTGATGGTTTTCAGGTCAGCACCGATACGCACGCCATCCAGTTCAATCTCTAGGTCCGGACGTACACGCACTTCTAAACCTGTTTCGTCGTCAAAGCCGAAGTAACTCACTTCAACGGCGCGGCTTGGATGTGTCAGAAGCATGCCCGCTGTCGGGTGTGCCATTAGAGCTGACTGAATTGCCCGAGCTGTGGCCAGTTGCTGGCGGGTAACCAGAATCTTTTCGCCAGGGTTGTCGCGCCAAGCATCCAGCAGTTCGTCGGCGAATATGGCATCGGCCTTAACCGACTTAACTGCTTGGATCATGTCTGCTTTGCTGCCGGAGACTTTCAGCGGCGTCGGTTTCTGCGCTTCCTGTGCGACCAGATCAGGATTAATGATCGCTAATTGCTCGAGTAGCGCATCACGGCTGCCGCTGGTTTTAACCGGCGTCTGCAGAGTGGCGTTGTATTCTTTGATGCACGCTTTCATTGCCGTTGCCGTTTGCTTCTGGCCTTCTTCAATACGCTGGTACTCAGCAGGGAGAGCCATATAGCTTTGAGCCGTTTCTTCCAGGCTCGCGCCAAGCGGCACTGGAGCGGGAAGGGCTGCGTTGTGTTCTTCAAGCAACGCTTTAAACTCGTCAGCGCTCAGCAGTGCCGGCAGGCTGGCGTTGTACCCGTCGATGAACTCGCGCAGGGTTGCGGTGGTGGTGAAAGCACCCTCCGGGATCTCAGGTTCTACGCTGAACTCTGCTTCGAGGTTTTCCGGCTGCAGTGCAAGAGCGTGCACCAGATTTCCCATATCCAGCACTTTGGATGCTGTTCGCGGGATGGTTTTAGCCACATGGCGCGCGTTAAAGTACATCAGGCTGACGCGGGCATCTTTCACCTGGGTTGAGCTAATGCCGTTCGCAGCGTGATAAACGTCATTCGGTAGGCCTTCGTATCGGCCAGGTTCGAAGTCTGCAGGGAACTCCACTTCTGGGTTCGATTCCTGAACGTCAATTGTTGTTTCCTGCAACTGGTCTGCTTCTACGGAATCTGTCTGCGAATTAGCTGCATCAGTGCTTTCGCCCGGTGGTACCGAACCAACATCTTCGTCTTTCTCTGGCTTAGCCGTTTCCATCTGCACATCGCTGGTGGTCTCCGCTGTGTTTTCCGTTTTTTCGACTTCATTTGAGGAGGTATTGACGACCGGTTCGGTATTTCCATCCACCAGGCCATCGATGGAGAACACGCCGCTACCGAGATTTTCAACCTGCGGTTGTGCAACTGGAGCTTCGGTCTCAACAGCTGTAGTAGACAGCGGCAGTAACTCCACAGCAGAGTTAAACTCAGCCGTCATGGTTTTATTCACAAATTCAAGATGAGCCGCTGGCGTGTGATGAATGTTCTCTGGCGCGATGCGGATCAGATTGAAGATTGCCGCACGGTTCACCGCCAGTACGCCTGGTTGATTGCGTAAGATTGCGCTCCATGACTTCCATGGCTCTTCTTTCTTAGCCACGATTTCTTTGGCACGTCGTAACACGCTCGAAGGAATTTCGAAGTGATGGAAGTCCATAGGCAGTAGGGCACATGCGATTTCAAGATCGAGAGTGTCCAGAGTGTGGTGCGCGCCTTCGCCGCGATCCGTTACATAGCCACCGTCGGCATTGGTACCAGAATCGGTGCGATGAACATTACTAATGCGGTTACTGGCTGCCCATTCGCGAACGAGAATGCCGTGATCGATATAATCAGTTGCCGCCCAGATTCGGGTGAATCGAAGAACCAAAGCGAGTTCGTGACGCTTCTCCTGGCTGAACACCTTGCGAATGGCGTCGGTGTAGCGCCACAGGTCTTTGGTATCGTAACCCTTAACCTCTTCGCAGTTTTCTGCCGCCAGCAGCAGGTTCTGGACATAGCTGTTGTCAGTGTCCATTTCCAGCGCGCTGATACCTTCGTACTCTTCTCGAGTTACGTGATGGCGCAGTTCGTCGGCGGTGAACTGGGCGAGTAGCTGCTTGCGGAACGGCATACGAACGACTGGATAACGTGTGGTTTCGTCATCATTCTCGTCAATCTGAATACCGTTTTCAGGTTCTTGATCCTGACCGGTTGTAACACCGGCGTTGCTGGTGCTTTCTGATTTGAGCAGAGAAAGCTTTCCGCCTCTCCACTCTGCCACTAACTGATTGCGGTCGTCGGTATCTACTCTCAACCAGTCGGCCATGAAAGCAGTAAGCAGCTTTACTTCGTGCTCTTCATCTGGCGCGAATACCTGCTTAATAGCCTGAACCAGTTTCCACTCAGCGTTCAGGCTCAGTTCGGCAATTTCAGGGATGTCGTTCTTCGCCTGCAGCAGGTTCTGGAGATAGATGTTGCCTTCATCCAGTGACATTTCGCTGGTAGCTAGCTGCTGCTCTTTACTGATGTGTGACTGGTATTTGTCGTTGGTCAGGTGGACGGCAAAACGGACCGCTGGAGTGCGGTTTTCAAGCGGGACACTCTCCACGGTAGTTTCGACTTTAACAGTCGGCTCCGGTGCGGCAGTTTTGTCCACGACTCCAGTAGACTCAGCACCAGCCTTTGGCAGCCAGGTGCGTCCATCGTCCTGCAGTTCGTAGCGTTTGCACCAGGTGTAATCCACGATGCTTTCTTCCGGGAGGTCGTTATACACCGGAAAATCGGTGCGAACCGGTTTGGCGTAATCCTTACCGCGTCCGGTTTCAATACCAGCATCTTCCAGCTCAACATCGAGCTGCAGGTTGGCACGGGCTTCAGATTTCGCAGTGAACCAAATCACTGCATCTTCTTTGCCTGATTTCTGCGTAGCCTTAACTACATAGAAAAATTCCATGTGAGATCCTCTTTTTTGGATGTAAGATCCCCGGGCCAGAGATAGCGCCCATCGGGTGAACTTTGGTTTTTTAAGTAGTTTTCCGGTGTAACTTTGGTCGGGAGCACCGGACGTACGGGCCGCCTTGCGCGGCTTTTACGTTATGCCTCGTGTGCCATCTGGTCGTACGAAGCACAACGTTCAGAGCAGTATTCTTTTTCTTTGCGCGCCAACTGTGCGCCGTTGCTATAGAGAAGGGTACTTTTGACTACTTCTTCCGGTTTAACCGGATTACCGCAGTACCCGCATTTCGTTGAGTTACACATCTGGATTCCCCTTTTGCGCCAGCAGATAGCACAAGCGGCGAAGAATCACCTCGAAGAAGTTCAGTTTTACGGCCTGCTGCCGTCCTGGTTTGCGTGCGAAATCAATCATTCTCACCCTCGTTTGCCTTATCGCCGGCCAGCGGAACGTTTACACCTGATGCGCGTTAGTCTCTCCACCTCATCCGACTATTCGTATGCCGTCGGCGGCTACTTCGTGGGCGTCCTGCCTTGGTGGTTCGTAGTGCGTCTTGGTGAATTCATTAAACACAAAGTTTAAAATCGTGTCAACATAATGAGTATTGTATAATAAACAAAATGTTTAGTTCGGGTAAGGAGTGATGCATAATTTGCGGGCTTGGGATAAAAAAAATCCCAGCGAGGGCTGGGATTTGGGGTTGTTTACACTTGCATGATGACTACAAAACTATCAATTTTGAGCGTTGTTTGCCCATTCAGGTAGTTTGATAAGAGTGAATCTTGGTTTTCCTTCACCGATAGTCTTTTTAGAAAATGTTGCTCTGGCCTTCACACCGAGGTGTTGGTTGATAACATTCGGGTCTTCTATGGACTTGTCGATTTTTGCTGTTTTTATCTCGGTAAAACCTAGTTCAATAAATTCACATTGGCGTTTATTTGGAAGAGTGCCTAAGAAGAAAATATCTGCCTCGATAATCTCCTGTTTTATGTTATCACTACCTAGTTGCTGATAGGTATTCTCCAACTGTTTTGGCTCTCGAAATGAGATGCTATAGTTGTTATTTTTTAGAGTAAATACTGTTTTATTTTCATATAGATAATGAATGAATCCCCTGATTTTATCTAAGGCTCTTTGATCTAGTTCTTCAAGGGCATCGGAGAGCTTTTCATTATCACCATCTAAGCTTGCCTGTAAAATCTGTTGTGTCTTTTCTAAAGCCTTAGAAACAGGAGTTTGTTCATCAAAGCCCAGCGGTGCATCTGGTCTGAACTCCTCTAAGACAAAACCAAAAGATCCCCTGGCAGCTGCTGTAATCATTAAGTGATTGTTTTCTATATTCGGCACTTTACCCGATGATGGAAGCGGGCCATTAAATGCGCTTGCAACATATGCAATTGCATCATTGAAAAATGAGAGTGCTTTTGTACCGAATGATGCAGAAATACCATGAGTCCCCATTACTGTAGGACCTTTGAATGTAAGTACTGCACTGGTTGGCTCGTGTTCTAACAGGTTTGCTTCTGAGATAATACTCTCTACTTTCTTTAGACGAGTTTCTAAGCTTCTTCTGCTTATGGAAGAGCTTTCTGGTGTGCTTTTCAATAGGTTGCTTAGCTGTTCGCGTTCACTGAGAGCGAACATATAATCGTTACGATTCATTGTTTCCCTCCTCAGCCTCACTTGCATTAAGTATAGTTAACGCAACAACATCGAGTTGCGGGTTTAATGGGATTTGGATAAACCCCTTCCATGATAAATCACGTTTATGCGCCCACATACTGTACCAATATACAGTCCTATCGACAAGGTAATGACCTGGTGCGTCAAGCCCCTCATAGTAAGAATCTACAAGGTAATTTTTTTTAACATACTCATGATCAAACAAGTCTGGATTTCGATTTATTACTGATGAATCGTCATCACCAGGGAGAAATTTGAAAAAAGTAACAACATCGACGTCATTGGGTGCGCGCCGCTCAGTAAGCTCAATATTCTCTGTAAAACTCCCGTCAACCCACTGAAATCCATCTGTTAGCCCAACCTGACTCAAGCATGAACGGTAAGCCAAAAACCCCTTAAGAATTTTTCTTCGCGTTGCTGTAAGAGCAAACATGTTAACAAAATTCACTATATCCATCACGTATGGAGAGCGTGCGTGGCTGGTTGGGTCAGCCTCGTCTATTGGTGGAATCACTCCCATCGAATTCCAAAGTGGGGTGGTCAATGTAGTCAATGGCGATCCTTTAAAATCATTCTAAAATCGACAAAATTTCAACTTCAATTCATTGATTTTTATTGAACTATTCTAGCTTCGTAATCCGACCCTTCATGTACTTCTCGTACAGAGCATCTAGTTCTTTCAGACGGAGCGACAACACTCGAAGGAAATTCTGTTTTTCTTCATCGTCGGGAAGTTGTCGGTAGAGCTCGAGTAGTTTCCGTTCATCATCTTTTAAACCGTCCTTCTCATTGACCTCTTGGCCAAGGACCCACTCAAGACTCACCCCAAGCGCATCTGCCAGTTTTATCGCCGAGCTTTTCCCGATAGTGCCGCGCACGAACCAGTTATTGACCGATTGAGCACTGACACCGCAAATGCGAGCCATGTCTGACTTGGTCAAATTCTTAAGCTCAAGGATCTCGTTGAGCCTTTGCACTTGCGGATGATTAATCTGATGAGTTTTTTCTTTCATAACAGAATTCTAAACCAAAAGTTTATTAGCTCAATATTCAAAATGTTGACAATAAAATAAACATTTAGTTTAATTTGATGGTTGCCATTGGAGTTAACTATGAAAGCAATTGATAAAGCCATTACTAGAGCAGGAACCGCAACCCGGTTAGCAGAACTGCTGGAAGTTAGTGCAATGACTATTAGTCATTGGCGGAACCGCTATAAGGGGATTGTTCCCGCCGATCGTGTTCTTCGAATATACAACGCCACTGGCGTCACCCCACACGAGCTGCGCCCCGACCTCTATCCAAACCCAACTGACGGTTTACCTAAACAGGAGCCTTAACAATGCAAACTGTTTCATTTCAACAGAGTAGCAGAGCTTCCTCTAATTCACTGATATTCCAATGTCATCAAAGCGAATCGGCAGTGAAGGATATCGATCATCGCGATATCTGCTCAGCGGTACGAGCTTGGGCAGCGGCAGAAGGGCGCGTAGCTGTTGCGCTTCAAATCCAAGAAGCAGCTGAAGAACTTCAAGTTGTTGGCGTGGATTTTTCAGGCCAGGCCGATGTCTGGAACGTGAAGCTGTTCCGTTGGCTGGATAACAAAGAAGACTCCGCATCGTACCGAAAAAACGTCGAACAGCTGGTGCCCGCGATCATGTCTGTATTACCACTTCGATACCGCGACCGTGTCGTAAAGAACGACTCGTTTGCCTACCGGATGGCTAGGTTGGAAAAAGAGGTGAGTGAGGCGAAGCAAGCTCTGATGCTCGATGCACCGAAGAAGGAAAAGCTGAAGGAGTTAGGCGAGGGGATTTTCGAAATGTTCAGAGTCGACCCTGACCTAACGGCGCCTTTACTGGCGATGGTCACAACCATGCTGGGGGCAATGTGAAGACTTCAGAAAAGGCGAAAGCCGGTCTGCGCTAACAGAACCGACTTTCAGGTGCAAAAACGGAGTGTAATTGCGGAGCTAAGTATGTCAAACACAGCTGAAATTATCAATTTCCCCCACAGAAACGAACAACCGGGAGGTCGTATGGCCGACCTGTCGAATGGGTATACCAAGGTCGCTAACGAGATTCAACAGCTCAAGCCTCGTCTGAGAATGTCAGGCCGGGAGTGGCAATGTTTTGAGGCGGTGATCTGGCTTACCTACGGCTGGAACAAGAAACAGGACCGCGTTACGAACACGGTGATCGCCGAGCTTACGGGGCTGAGTGATTCCCACGTTTCTGATGCACTCAAATCGCTCGCAGAACGCAAAATTATCTTCAGTCAGAAGCAGGGTGTGATGAAAACCGTCGGTATAAATACTGACCTTTCCGCCTAGATTTTAGACAAGCCGAAAACGGGAAAAGTCTTCCCGAAATCGGGAAAAGTGTTACCGAAAACGGGAAAAACCTTCCCGGAAACGGTAGACACCCAAGACTATAACAAGAACAATATTAAAATATCCTCGTCTCGGAATTCTGACGAATCCCGAAACCAGAAAACTCAAAAGTTTCTCTCTCGCCATCCAGAAGCTGCCGCCGGGATATACACCCCGGCAGGTAAATCATGGGGATCCGCTGACGACCTCAAGGCGGCTCGCTGGATTTACGACAGGCTTCTCACCGTCAACGCATCGCTATCTGAGCCGAACTGGGCGGAATGGGCAAACACTATCAGGCTGATGCGTGTTCAGGACAATCGTACTTACTACGAAATCTGTGACCTGTTCCAGTGGGCCAACCGGGACGAGTTCTGGAAAGACAACATCCTGAGCCCTTCAAGTCTGCGCAAGCAGTGGGATCAGCTCACCACTAAACGGCTGCGTGCAACCGGAACGGCAAAACCTTCCCGGGGCGGCATCGACCTGCATAACACCGACTGGATTGACGGGGTGCTGGAATGAAAAACTTTGCCGAGAGCATTCGCAATTTTGACCGGGAACAGGCTCGCCGTGTGGCGCATAACTTGCCTGAGCAGTACACCGAACGCGAACAAACACAGCAGGTGGCGCAGATTATCAACGGGCTTTTCGTACAGCTGGCGGCTGCATTCCCGGCAAGCCTGGTTAATCGCAGCCAGGAAGACGTGAACGAGATCCGCCGGCAGTGGGTGTTGGCCTTCAAAGAAAACGGGATCACCACTCTGGAGCAGGTTGAAGCCGGCATGCGCATGGTACGCCGTCAGGAACGCCCATTCCTGCCTTCGCCAGGCCAGTTCATCAAGTGGTGCAGGGAAGGGCGCAGCGTGCTGGGTATCACCACTGCTGACGTGATGGCTGAATACTGGAAGTGGCGAAAGCTTGTATTTCGGTACCCGAGCAGTGAGCAGTATCCGTGGCCGAAGCCGGTTTTTTACCACATCTGTCTTGAACTGCGGCGCCGGGGAACTGATGGCCAGTTGAGCCACAAAGAACTAGAGCGCGAAGCCAGCGACATTCTGGATATGTGGGAAAGGCGGGTGCTGGCCGGTAAGCCGATTCCGCCTGTTCGACGGGTGCTGGCCGCGCCAGTATCACCAAAGGGGCCGACACCTGCAGAGCTTCTGAAAGCAAGATATGAGCGCATGAAGGCTGGTGGAAGGGCAGAGGGATGAAATGATCCGCTTTGAGCGGAAAGCGGGAAACTTAGGTTTACTCTGCGTCGGGTTAATACGAAGGCGAAGCAGACTCCTTATTCTATCAGCTATCAGCGCTTGTTATTGATCATAAGTATTTTATTCTCTTGCAATTTTGTTCTATGTCCACGAAATATATCCATACCGATATGCACATCACATGCTTGAGCATAATTTGCGTTAGGAGATGAAACCTATTTGTAGGGGGGGGAGAGCCACTCTTCACCGCACGATATCCACGAAATCATTGGAGGGCAGTTGATCAGAGAACGGATTAAATTTTCGCATTCTGCGATATATTATAGATGTTGCGCATGGTAATATCATTGTCATGAGAGTGATTAAAGTCATATTCTGCGTTGTTATCATTAAATTTGGGGGTTGCTGTGAATGTAATTAATGGTTCTTATCATGAAGGCGAGCAATATTTTATTCTGGATACAGATCAACTTAAAATAGGTGATATAATTCTTGAACATGGATATGCAAAACATTCAGATGTCATCTGCAGTCAGACCGGCAGTCGATACTCTCATGCAATGATTTATGTTGGCGGAACCATTATCGAAGCTACACTAGATGGTGGTGTCTTCAGTCGGGTCCCAAACAGATCAGCGGTACGGGATATTAATGATTTTAAAGTTTTGAGACTGAAAGAAACTGCTGATGTAAATATGTTCCTGCATATTACAGATTATGCCCGTTCGCTTTTAGGCAGTAAATATTCTGTCGCTCAGGCGTTGTCGGTTAAGGGGGGGCGGAGTTTACAGAATATTTATCAGAATAGCAGGAAACAATTCTGTTCACGTCTTGTCGCACAAAGCTATGCAAAAGGGGGGGTTATACTTGTACAGGACGTTAATTTTTGTTCCCCTGCTGACATCGAGAGAAGTGATAAGCTCTTCGAAGTTCCAGACGCAGTAAGGCTTGCATCTGCATATGAAGCACAGCATGCTCTTGCTGTTTCACCTCATAGTGAACATGCAAAAAATACTGTTAAATTTATTGATTTTTCTTTGAAAATACTTAAAAAGCATGGGGTAAAAAGTGTTGGTACGCCTGATGGTGAGGTACTGATAATGACCCTTAATGATATATCTCAAGCTGTTTATGAAAACAGCAGTAATCATAGTCTCGATGAGGAGCTAACTCAGGCCATGCACGACTCTGGTTATCTTGATCATATTGACATTGACAGGAAAGTAAATTCATTCAGATATAATTATGACCAGTTTAAATTGATGTTAGATACCACTTCAAGTCAGGAAGTCATGTTTGAGGTGTTATCGGATGAATTTTATCAGGTATGCTTGGGATTTTCAGCGAGACTTCAGTCTTATATAAATGGAAGAGAAAACCATCGTAAATTTAGCCTCAAGTATACTGAGGCTGAACTGCTTATAGCCAGAACGATGCTGCAGTGTCTGTATGATAGAATTGTTATTATAGAAAAATGTACAGCAAATAAAAACTTTTCCGGATTCAAAGATATTAATAAAGCTTGCAATGATATGCTTAAATTAAATCACAGTTACAATCTGAAAATGCTGTAACGGGGCGTAATTATCTGATGCTTTTGTTCAGCATGTATTATGGTTCTTCCAATAATGATTTCAAAAAAAACGGCGGGGCGACTATGAAATAGGTTGACAATTTTCAAACCATGAATAGACCAGTCGGACATCTGGTATCCGCTTGGAAAAGGGAAAACAACCATCGCTAGAACTTTTTTTTTGAGCATTATAGCAGACAGATTAGAGCACGGAATGCACATTGTGTACGTTATAATCAACCCTATGCATTTAGGATATGCATTGACAGAGTAAACCAGTTAATGGCAATTGTGATGAAGGCGTGAGCGATTTTGATTAAAGATTTTTAGATGTAGATATGGCTTGAGTGGTTTTTATCCAAAAATTTGGCAGGTGAAATTGAGTTTAAGAATTTAACAAAAGGTAAGCCAATACCGTTGACAGGCCGACACCAGCGGAGATTTTTAAAGCCAAATATGAGCGGATTGAAGTTGAAAGGAGGGCACTGGGATGAAATGGTCCGCTTTGAGCGAGGAGAGGTAGTTCACTTTCGGGAAAACTCATCCACGTGCGATAGTCTCTAAATGAGAACAGGTCGTTAAGCTGGATACTTACACCCACCTCGGCGAAAGGCTGTACACTGATAACACTTATAGATGATTCTGAGTATTTTATGATTTTATACAAATACATAGACAATGCTTCATTAGATCGATTCTTCAAAGATGGATACATCTCCATAAAATTTACCCCGCACAGTGAGTTTAATGATCCTTTCGAAAGTTATGGATATGCACTTGATGATGCGTCAATTGAATCATTAACGATGAGGCATGAGATCAATAAAAACCTTGCCTGCTTATGTCTTTCAAAAAATCCACTCAACGTCTTGATGTGGTCACACTATGCTGAAAAACATCAAGGATTTGTTGTAGCAATCGACATTGAGAAAGCAGGATACGATGATGAAGCAAAATGCCTGATTACAGCTCAGAAAGGTGATATTGATTATTTAGGAAATAGAATAAAAAGCAAACTAAAAATCACGCAGGAAAATATCTATGATACTGATGTGATTAGTAAGCTATTGCTTACTAAATCATTGCATTGGAAATATGAAGAAGAAATCAGAATAATAAAAAAGACAGATTCATTACAGCAACAAGGTGCTGTTTTAATTGACAAAATATATGATCTTAATTCTATAGTCAGTATCTATATCGGGATTAACAACAGAGGAGTTGATGAAATCATTAGAAACAACAATGCATTAGAGACATTGATTTTAAACAAGACAGTACAGTTATATCAGTGTGAATTTAAGAAAAGTACATGGGATCTCGACATAGAAGCTTATGAATACACCAAATACCCGCATGATATGCAGAGAATGGATGTATTTGATTCTGTCGCGAAGGTGTTGAGAGCAATGGAACGTAACCATATAGGCGATTGAGATTATTGATGGCGATTATCGTGTCAGAAATGTCCGCTCCTGGCACGGAACGGACTGGCTAACTGGGCAGGGGCCCACTTTGAGAGAGGAGATGACAACCTAGTTCACAAAAAGTAGTATTGTTCTACAAGCAGCTTTCATAATGAGGTTTTATGAAAATAAGAAGGTTCTGTAATGGGGATGAAATCTCATTATTTAACGTGTTTTATTCTTCTGTACATACCATCGCATCACACTACTACACACATGAACAAATTGATGCTTGGGCCCCGGCAGAAATCGACCAGGAACAATGGGCCAATCACATGAGGGAACTATGCCCTTTTGTTGTAGAACTTGATGGTGAAATAGCTGGATATGCAGATCTCCAACCAAATGGGTACATTGACCATTTTTATGTCTCAGGAACCTATTCAGGACAGGGGGTAGGGACATTACTAATGAATTGCATTCATGAGGAAGCGAGGCAACATGGAACTAGTGAGCTTACTTCAAATGTAAGTAAGGCTGCGGAAGCGTTCTTTCTACGACACGGCTTTCATGTAGTGGAGAGGGCTCTTCCTATTTGCCGTGGAATTACATTAGAAAATGCACTGATGCGAAAACATTTGGCTAAATAATAAATAACCTGCAGCAGGCAGCATTGTTTGCCTAGTTGAGCTCAACAAACCTGTACAATGAATGTCCGCTTCTGGCACAATGCGGACATGCCATCAAGGACTAGAACAGATAAAATAACTGACTTATGATCATTTTTAATCACTACGGTTATGACTAGGTGTGTATATGTCATATTTGAAAAAATGTCACAGGACTCGCCTTAAATTATCGAGCATTACGCTGGGGCCAGCTCATTTCTGGCCACCAGCCTGAAAGGAGCTTCAGTTATTGTGTTCTTATGAAAGCAATCCTTGAAAGGGTCATTTGCGTCTGACAGTCGACCATTTTCTTAACTTCTGAATCAGTTCCCTGCATTGAAACTTTGCCACACATAGCATCCTTTGTTTTGATCCACTGGCGCTGAGAAGGCAGTAACTCCTTTTTCTTTGTCGGCGTTAATGTGCTCCAGGCGGTATTCAAATCGGAGTCGGCATTCGCAAAGGCCATTCGGGATTGATCAAGGCTCCCAGTTTTTTGCTGTTGGGCCTGCTGTTCTGCCTTTTCTTGTGCCTGCAGCTGTGTCTGTCTCTCAATTTGCTGCTCTGCCTCATACTGGGCCTGTTGCTGCGCCCTGAGTTGAGCCTGTTGTTGCGCTTCAATTTGGCTCTGCTGGGCATCCTTCGCCTGCTGGATCTTCTGCTGTTCAACGATCGGGTTGATGATTGAAAGCGATGTAAGTGCAGCAGCACCCACAGATATCGGATTATCAGAGGAGGCTTTTACGAAAACGTTTTTCTGATCGTCGGTCGCCTGTGCCGTGTAGGAGATGCGTTTTGAAAAGCTGTTTGCGTTGTTATCTAAAGACAGGCTTTCCATTTGCTTATCGAGATTACGGTTAAAGTTTTTTCTGTAAGCATCAGAAAGCTGAGCGTACTCATTCGCCGGTAGGGTCATCGTCACGGTACCTTCACAAGTTTTCATTGTGCTACCCGTGTCACTTGAGGTTGTAGAGATTTCAGAGATGACCAGTTTGATCTTGTCCAAGGCGCTTCGTTTGGTCTGATTAGTAACATCAGGGTATTTATCCACCTGTTCAGAGAGCCCTTCATAAGCAGATTTTTTTAATAAATCCATGAGCGCTGACTGGGTCATTTCAGAAGAACAACCGATCACGTCTTTTTTATCATCACAGCCTGTAATGGCAACGGCGAGTATGAGTGCTGCATATTTTAATCTCATAAGTTCCCTTTATATTAAGGATTGGCTTTGATGAGGCGGTATGTAATCAGTCCGGATGGCCTAAGCAAACAGCACTGAACACTGAACGCGTCACAAGCAAGGACCAGAGTAGTATCGGCAATGGCTGAAAAATCTTTAATTCAAATGATGGGAACATTTGCAACGGGGACTTGAACGATGATCTCAAAGCGCGAATCTACAAGGCAGGTTCTGGCTGGAGAGTGTGATCATGACATGTTGCTTGTGAGCCATGATACATATCCAAATGTTCATTCATGCTTCCGCTTTAAAACACTCAAACCACAGAAACTTCAAGTCTTCACGCTAGAACTTACCTGTTGCTTGTTTGGGGGGACACATTCTCCGTGCGATACATTGTTATCACATAAAACGTTGCAAAATCCGTTACATAAGTTTATAAACATACTGTACATACATACAGTAATTCATTGCGGAGGGAATAATGAAAATCGAACTAACCATTGATCGCATGAAGAAACTTCCTGATGGAGCTATACCTGCGCTCGAGTCAGAACTGTTGAAAAGGCTCAGCAAGCAGTTCGATGATTGTCAGCTTACGATTAGGCGTGCCAGTAATGATGGTTTGACTGTTTTCGGGGGCGACAAGAAAGAGGTTGAGCATATCGTACAGGAGACCTGGGAAAGCGCGGACGAGTGGTTTTATTAATCGCGTGAATTTCACTGGAGCAGTTTCAAAGAGTATCGCTGTTTGCGTTCCCCTGGCTGTTCCCGATTACTGTTTACCGCGTCATTAAGTCGCTCTGGGGGAAATAGTGTGTAGTGCAGTTGCCTTTAATGCAGATGATCAATGGTACGACGTGGTCAGAAGGGCCGATAAAGCAGTTATCTATAGCTTCCCGGCTGAAGGGAGATATCTGGTTTATCGAGTAAATGGAATAGTTTCATTACGACCGTTACTCGAAGAGGAAGAAATCTTCACTCTCAACGGGTTCATGCAATTTGCAAAACGGCTGGGGTACCGAGTTACACCACCGTCTGATATTATTCTTTCATAGGCCTGAACAACCTATACCTGATGCGCCACGGAGAGAACCATGGCGCTAGAATTACAACTTATCAAACACCACTCAGGAATACTGATCCCGGCAACGCCCGAGACCAGCGATATCCTGCAATCCAAAACCCGGCTCGGCGATGTTCTTGTTGCCGAGTTCAGGCGGCTACGAAACCCGGCATTCCATCGACGCTTTTTCGCGCTTCTCAATCTCGGTTTTGAATACTGGGAACCAACCGGCGGGGCTATCTCTAGCAACGAGCGGAAGCTGATTACTGGCTACGCCAAGTTCCTGGCTTCGTATGCCGGGAATGAGGGCGCGCTTATCGATGCTGCCGAGCAGTATCTTGAGCAGGTTGCTTACCGGCGCGTCACGAATGGCATTAGCCTGTGCAAATCCTTCGATGCTTACCGCTCATGGGTAATCGTTGAGGCAGGGCACTTTGATGCCATTCAGCTGCCAGACGGAACACTCAAAAAGCATCCTCATAGCATCTCATTCGCTAACATGGACGAACTCGAATTTCAGCAGCTCTATAAAGCTGCGCTCGATGTCCTCTGGCGCTGGGTCCTGTCCCGTTCATTCCGCAGTCGTGATGAGGCCGAAAACGTCGCCGCTCAACTGCTTGGCTTTGCGGGGTGATGGGGATGAAACATAGCTGGTTCCATCATACCGATTGCACAACCCAGCAGGCCGAAGAGCTCATGGCGGAATACCAGCGCCGCGGCGTAATGGTAGAGCGCAGCCTGAACTCCGATTATCTCACCTGGACCGTCAGCGCCCGGCTGCCTGAAGGCAATAAACCGCCGCGTATAAATCGCCGGTGGCAAAACCGGATATGGGGGTGAGCATGGCTATTTATCGCAGCAAAAAATGGCTCGCCGCCGTGGGGCAGATCGAGCGTTGTGTTCTTTGTGGAGCATGGGGAACGCAGGTGGCACACCGGAACGAAGGAAAAGGCATGGGATTAAAAACTGATGACTGTGCGACAGCTGCGCTCTGCGTTTGCTGTCATGAGAGCATTGATAACGGGAATAAGCTGAACAGGGAAGAGCGCCGGCATCTTATGGACCGTGCGATTGTTCTGACAGTGATTGAAGTTGCCCGCCGCGGGCTGGTGGTGCCCGCATGAAAATTTACGAAATTACGCCGATTGGCAAGCCCCGAATGACTCAGCGTGACCGATGGCATAAACGGCCAGCAACAGCAGCGTACTGGGCATACAAAGAACAGGTCAGGCTGTTGGGCATCCGCCTGCCAGAGTCCGGATATCACGTCACGTTTGTCATCCCCATGCCAAAGAGCTGGAGCAAGACAAAGCGGGCGCAATATGTCGGCCAGCCTCATCAACAAAAGCCGGACAAAGACAACCTGGAAAAAGCTTTGCTGGATGCAGTGTTTGACGAGGATAGCCATGTCTGGGACGGACGGGTTACCAAAATCTGGGGAGAAACAGGGCAGATCATTATCGAGGAGGCCAGATGAAGCCAGAAACGCTTGAGATACTCCGGGCGCGCTGGCAGCGCCTTCGCATTTACCGCTACCGGGGATCGGTGCTGGTGGATTACCGCATTCTTCGTAATTTTGTTCGTATCTATCATTCAGCAGGAGCAGCCTAATGAACCTCGAAAACACCGTGAAATACCACTTCGCCAAGTCGACGCTTATTAGCGACTCTCCGCGCGCTACGGCGTCAGACTCATTAAGCGGAACGGATATCATGGCCGCTATGGGCATGACGCAGGAACGCGCCGCCATGGGATACAGTGCCTTCCTCGGCAAGATGGGCATCAGTTACAACGATCGGGCAAGGGCGATTGAGTTGCTGGCTGAGTACGCGTTAACCAAATGCGATAAGGTTGCCGCGCTGCGCAAGCTGGACGATGCGGTTAAGCCACTGGTAATGCGCCAACTGGCCGCCTTCGCTTTTGAGGATTATTCTCGCAGCGCCGCCAGCGTGAAACAGTGCGATGGCTGCAAAGGGGCAGGGTTTATTGACGCTGAGGTTTTCAGCATGAAGTCCCACACTCCGGCAAAAGAGAAGAAATTCGTGAAGATGTCGCTGAGTATGGGTGTCGAAGATATTCGACCTTCTGAGTATGAGGTTCGGAGGCAGGTCAGGGAGGTAGCGCGCGTTCTATGCCCTCAGTGTAAGGGTAAGAAGGTTGTAAGTTGCGCCTGTAAAGATTGCCATGGACGCGGGAAAGCCGTTAATCAGGCTCTTACAGAACGGCAGGGCGTTCCGGTTCTGACCGATTGTAAGCGCTGCAGCGGGCGCGGGTATGAACGAATTCCATCAACTGAGGCTTACGCCGCGATGTGCCAGATAACGGATGCAATCAGCCTCGATACCTGGAAGAAGTCTGTTAAGCCCTTCTACGACCAGCTCATAACCAAGTTTGATATCGAAGAGGCGTGGGCTGATACGCAGCTGAAGCAGATAACAAAATAGGGCGTGAATTTATGGTGAGCTATTTACTTTTCCCTAATCTGTGGTAATTTTGCTCTAACGATGGGTTATTGCCTTCGTTTAAAGCCCTGCGGTTAACCCCGCGGGGCTTTTTGCTACTGGCGATTTATGAATTATTGAAGAGCTAGCGCTGTAACGGAACAAATAAGCGATGCCTCGCCAGCTGCGAGCCTTTTAGTATCCATGGAAGAAGAAGCGAATCTTCAAGCCGACAAATTTCAAAACTGGCCAGACATAATGCTGGATTAAATATAGGACTGGTGGAACAACCAATGTCGCACCAGTTGCGCAGAGTGCGTATACCGCCGAGTCCTTTGCGATTAATGAGTAATTTAGGTTAAGTGTTTCAAGATTAAATGCATTGGCTGTACTCGAACCTACAAATCCAGAGCCAAAAACAACCAAAAACACATAAAGTGATACTGTTATAAGCCTTAAAATTAACCGAATGTATTTCACGATGAACACCTGCTGATTGATGTCATCGTTTTACACAAATGCCATCTGTTTAGCTAGCTTATCGGTCGCTTGGTTCTAAATAATATCCTGTTCATTGCCTTACCCTCACATTGCCAGCCTGTCGCTGGCTTTTTTATTTCAGGCTCCAAGAACTTAATCGACACGCCTTCTTGTTAAATCGTCCCGACGGACAGACCCTTTTCAAACACACAGCACCCGCTAACTACGCGAGGTGAGAGTATGTATCGCATGGACAAACTAACCACCGGTGCTGCTTACGGCGCTTCAGCCGGTAGCATCCTAAACGGCATGCTGAATGCCTACAGCCCCGAGCAGTGGAACGCTATCGGCGTGCTGGTGGGCATCATCATCGCTGTACTGACTTATCTGACGAATCTCTATTTCAAAATTCGCGAAGACAACCGCCGAAGCAGGAGCCGAGATGAACCCGACACTACGAAATAAGCTGGTGGGCGCTATCGTTGGCGGATCCGGAGCAATCACTATTGCAGCTGTGATGCTGGGCAATGCGGATGGGCTGGAAGGGCGACGTTATTACGCCTATCAGGATGTGGTCGGCGTCTGGACTGTTTGCGATGGCCACACCGGTACTGACATTCGCCGCGGTCACCGCTACAGCGACAAAGAGTGCGACATCCTGCTGAAGGCAGATCTGCGAAAGGTAGCAAACGCCATCGACCCGCTGATCAAGGTTCGCATCCCTGAGCCAACCCGCGCCGCGCTTTACTCCTTTACTTACAACGTTGGCTCTGGTGCTTTCGCCAGCTCAACGCTGCTGAAGAAGCTGAACTCCGGTGATGTGCCGGGAGCCTGCAAAGAACTGAAGCGCTGGACATATGCTGGTGGCAAGCAATGGAAGGGGCTGTTCACCCGACGCGAGATTGAGCGTGAAGTTTGCGAGTGGGGCCAGAAATGAGCCGATTAACCGCAATCATCTGCGCTGTCATTATCTGCCTGCTGGTTTCCATGGCCTGGGCGATTAACCACTACCGCGACAATGCCACTACCTACAAAGAGCAGCGCAATATAGCCATTGAAAAGCTCAGCCTGGCAAACTCCACCATCAAAGACATGCAGACCCGACAGCGAGATGTCGCTGCGCTGGATGCTAAATACACGAAGGAATTAGCCGATGCGAAATCTCAGTTTGAAGATCTGCAGCGTTGCGTTGACTCTGGTAAGTGTGGGCTGCACGTCAACGCCAGATGTCCCGCGAACAGAGCGACCAGCACCGGCGGCATGGGCGATGCTTCCAGCCCCCGACTTACTGACTCCGCTGAACGGGATTATTTTACCCTCAGAGAGCGAATCGTCACAGTGACGAAGCAGGTCGGCTATCTCCAGGAGTACATCAAAGAACAGTGCATGAAATAAAAATGAAGTTAGGGCATTGAAAGCGATTAGATTAATCCCAATTAAAATATTGCACATTCTCGTGCTCATAATCAGGGGTTAGCCATGAGCTACATTGTTTATCTTGAGAATTCCGGTGAGGCTTTTTTCACCATTGATGCCGATGAGGCAAAAGAAGAAGGCGGTCAGGTTGTGTTCTACAAAGATGGAACTGTTGTTTCACGCATCGACACGAGCGATGTTCGTACCTATTTGCCTAACGGCTAATTAATTTCTCGCCTAAATTGGGGCGTGGTACCATCTCAAAGGTCACCTTCGGGTGGCTTTTTTTATGTCTGCATCCAAAAAACGGATAAAGAGGCCCTCAATATCCGACATCTATCAAATCTCGCTAACCACCCACACAGGCGAAACCTTCACGGGAAAGATGTCTCGGGGTCAGCCTGTGCTGGTTAAAGGCTTTGTATCGCTGGCGACCGAGACGGGCGAATGGTTGTACTACGCACCTACCGATGTGAAACACCTGCGGTTCACACCAGTATCATCTGAGGGTGATTACGAGGGAAGAGCATCATGAAAGCGAGTGTAGATGCTATCAGCTTCACCCTCGATATAAGAGTACACTTGGCGCCCTTACGTGAAGTGTTTGATGAGTTCCAGCGAAAGGTGAGTGAGCTTAGTCCACGAATCACAGCAAAGGACACGCTACGAATCCTACTTCTCGGAATGACCTTCGGTTACCTAAAGGTCAATTCAAGCTTGGATGATAAGCTCATTCAGATAAGCTTAGAGGATAAGAGGTAGAATGGCGATTATTGCTGGCAATAGTATTAAAACGAAGGATGCTCCAATTTTCCATGCACTGGTAATTTTTAAATTAGATATCGCAGCTTGCAAGGCTGTTACACCAAGGGCTAAAAAGGTTAGAGCAAGCTGAAAATTATCCTCTCTATAGCTGAACGCCAACCTAAGCGCAGTAAAATAAACTACTACCGCAACTATAGACACAGCAATCCTGAAGCCTAAGTGCTCTGGCTGAAACTCGTTTTTCCAGTTCATTTATCAATCCATCATGGTTAATTAATGGCACTCCCCGACAAGCAAGAAATGTTCTGTCGCGAGTACCTCATCGATTTGAACGCCACACAGGCGGCTATTTGGGCGGGGTACAGCGTAAATACCGCCCGTAAAATTGGCAGTGAAAACCTCACAAAACCAGACATTCATGATTACATTACAGAACTAAAGTCACAACGCTGTGATTTGGTAGGTATCGACGCTGCGTATGTACTTCGGCGTCTTACCGAAATTGATCAGATGGATGTTCTCGACATACTAACCTCTACCGGTGAACTCAAGCCAGTGTCGAAGTGACCGAAGGTTTGGATGGAGGATTATGCTTTCCGGGTTGAATGTGATTGAGGTGTTCGCCGAGGGAAACACCTCTGCGCAGCTCAAGAAAAGTAAGTGTACTTATAAGATGAAGAACCTTGGTTTTCTCGGAAAGTGACATACAGGGACACTCAGAGAAACAAATGAGGCCAGGAATGTGCATTAGAATGTTAACCATATGCCTGGCGACGATGTTGATCGCGAGCGTGTGACAACTGGGTCCGTAAGGGGTGAGGTAGTGTACACGGCTTGCGACTGGGTTAAACCCATCTACGGAACGGATCACGACTGGGATGTGCTGGACCGCCAGACGAAAAAAGACATCCTGGCGCATAACAAAGCGTGGGCAAAAAATTGTAAAGACTAAACATAGTGATTGGACGATAAAGCACGTTATTATATCTCCAAAAAAAGGGAGTTAAGCATGGCTCAGTATGTCCCACTCATTACCTCGTTAATAGCTGTCCTCGGCGCGCTTGGCGGCGCTTGGGTTGCCAACATATTCAACGAAAAGCGCTTTCAAGCCCAAGCAAAACTTGAAAAAGAAACACAAAATAAGAAGTTAATTTTAGGAAAAGCAGAGGAGCTCTATCTCCTGCTGACTACCTGGGATAAGGATGTGTTCAATTACCAAGCTTATCAGTTAGCCGTTATCAAAGGTGAGTTAACAAAAGCACAATTTCACACCTTCCTTTCTGAGTTCAGTGCTAGAAGCACCCATGACCGCTTGGATACTTTATTGCCGCTTTATTTCCCAGAACTAACCCCTGCTATGGCCGAGTTAAGACGTCATCTAGACTCAGGAAATAAAGCTTATCACGCGCATGAACGGAATGATTTAGATACCATAGAGGCGCGTAAATTACTAAATGCGTCGGTCAAGAGTACTGGCCAGGCATTTAAAGAATTGAAAAAATCCTTAAGCGCTAGAGTCCATGGACTTGTCGAATGAACCGCCTCCAGGCGGTTTTTTATTGCCATCATTGTGCGGCATTAGATCAGGCATTCATTAAGTGCCTATGCTAATGCGTTTGTTTATAATCGACTCACTAAATAAGTGAGGTGAAAATGGACGCAGATCTAATCGCGTACGAGGCTATGCTCGCAGCACGCGAATCAGCTAATTGGGCATATCTAGGGTTATGGATATCTTTATCGGCGGCTGTATCTACATTCTTGGCAACTGCCGCAGGGGTCGTTGTAGTGTTTGGTTGGCGTAACCAAGAGGCTTTTAGGGATAAAAAAGCATTCGTAATTTCAGTGCTTAAACTACAGCAAACTATAGGGCTTGGGCCTAACAAATATCAGCTAACTTCTGAGCCCATTCCTGAGACACATCCTTTTTCGAAACTAACTTTTACGTTGCATCAGGTTTATGAGAACGTCGTAACAATGACGAAAAAAAAGGATCGCGCCAAAGCTAAACAAATCTATCTTCAGCTTAGTGAGGTCTATGAGTCATTAAGTAAAGGTGAAGTGGATAGAGAAATTGCATTAAGGGTGCTTTTCGAAATAAAAGCCGACCCATTTTTTGAAAACTTCTGATTCATTACAAAAGCGTTCATACTGAATGATTAACCGCCTTCGGGCGGTTTTTTTTATTGGAGTAAGCAATGGCAAAACCGGACTGGGGCGAGCTTCAGCAACGGTTCCTGTCCGAACATGCCGCAACCGGCGTATCACCAAAAGAATGGTGTGAAGCGCAGGGACTGAACTACGCTACCGCACGTCGATATATCAAAAAACCTTCTGCGCAAAAACCTGCGCAGCAAAAAATGCGCACTGCGCAGAAAGATAAAAGCGCAAATGAGCTGGTGGATGATGATGGACTTACTGCTCAGCAGCGCTTATTTGTCGCGGAATACCTGAAGGACAACAACGCCACCGCTGCCGCTGCACGCGCTGGTTATAGTGACCCAAACTACGGTCGTCAGCTCATAACGAATCCTAACGTTGCCCAGGCCATTGCGCGGCAACAGAAAGCTTCCATTGTGCGCACGCTTGGCAGTGCCGATGAGGTCTTGGCCCAGATGTGGCAGCTTGCCACCTTCGATGCAAACCAGCTTTCGCAGTATCGCCGCGGTGCCTGTCGTTACTGCTGGGGCTTCGGCAATCAATACCAGTGGCGCGATGCAGTTGAGTTTGAAGAGAAGCGGCTTGAATCTACAGACCGCGATAAACCTGAGCCAGTCGATGTGGGCGGTTATGGCTATGACCATAATCGAGAGCCTAACCCAGAATGCCCGCGCTGCAATGGTGACGGCATTGGGCAGCCTTACTTCCCTGACACTCGCAAACTCCCGGCAGCTTCTCGGCTCGCTTACTCCGGCGTGAAGGTCGGCAAAAACGGCGTCGAAATTACAGCAATCAGCCGCGAGCGGATGTTCGAAGCGGTAATGAAGCGCCTGGGCCTGGCTGATAGCGAATTCGCGCAGCGCCTGCAGCAGATTGAAATCGAACGCCGGCAGCTGGAGGTCGAGAAACTCCGTAAAGAGCTGGCCGGTGATGGTGAGGACGATGAACCAACGCCAGTTGCAATCAATATCAACGTAGTGGACGCGAGGGCGGACGATGGGGATCAGCCCGACACTTAACATTCCTCAGGCGCGCTTCCTTGCTATGCAGCACAAATTCAAAGCCTACGTTGCCGGGTTCGGTTCCGGTAAGACGTGGGTAGGT